GAAAGGAGGCAGATCAGAAGGCGAAGCTCGCCCACGAGATAGCCACCATGTCTGAAAAACATGCGCAGGAGGCTCTGCTTGCTCAGTTAGAGATTAACAAAGCAGAAGCTGCAAGCGGTTCTATATTCAAGGGCGGCTGGAGGCCAGCAGTTGGGTGGGTCTGTGCGATAGCTTTTGCCTATCACTTTATAATAAAAGATTTAATTATATTTGGTGCAAGTTTTGCGGGTGCAGAACTACCAGAGCTGCCTGAATTTGATATGGGCACACTTTTAACTGTTCTCGGTGGCATGCTCGGCATTGGGGGACTCAGGACATATGAAAAGCAGAAAGGACTAACAAAATGAGCTTGTATGAAAATATAAATAAAAAAAGAAAAAGAATAGCTGCAGGAAGCGGCGAGAAAATGAGAAGCAAAGGTGCAAAAGGAGCGCCTACAGCTAAAAATTTTGCTCAAGCTAAGAAGACAGCAAAAAAACCAATGAAGAGAAAAAAGACATGAAGAACGTAAATAAATGTCCAGAATGTGGTTTTGAGCTCCCAGAAGGAAACTTTTGTCCAAATTGTAGAGTAAGAAGATGACAAGATTAAATTTAGAATTATTTAAATTTTTTAATAAAATTGGTAATTATTTTTACAGAAAACATGTAAAGGGTATACGGCGTGTCACTAAAGGATGAAATTTGTTACATACATAAGATAGCTTTTGTTAAAAAAGAAGTAGAAGAACCAATCCCTTTTGCAGGAATTATGAAATTTGTTGAATATAGATGCCCTATATGCGAAACTAAGCCTGACGATATAAGAGATTATAGGACAGAATAGAAAAATATAGGGTTTTTATATAAATGAATGAGATTTATCTTGCACAAGCTGTATTTAGGCTTATAAATGAAAGAAGAGGATTGATTCGCGACACCTTAGAATTTGATAATGTAAAAAATATGGAACATTACAAAGGTCTGATGGGAGAGTTGAGATCTTTAAATTATTTAGAAGAAGAAGTAAAAAATCTTTTAGATAAAAAAGAACAAGAGGAAGAGTGATGGAAGCAACAGCCACCGAGTTAAATAAAACATATGTAGACCCCAATGACAGGGTTTTAGATCCAAGTTTAATAGAAAAGAGTTTGATAGAAAGAATGCCTAAGCCTACAGGGTGGAGGCTTTTGATATTACCATACAGAGGTAAAGGTAAAACTGAAGGCGGTATTTTATTACCAGATAAGATTGTAGAAGAGGGACAGATTTCCACACAAGTTGGTTATGTATTAAAAGCAGGGTCTTTGGCATACAAAGATACAGAAAAATTTCCCACAGGCCCTTGGTGTGAAGAAAAGGATTGGGTAATGTTTGCCCGATATGCAGGATCTCGTTTTAAAATAGATGGCGGAGAAGTACGAATCTTGAACGATGATGAGATTTTAGCAAAAATAATGGACCCTGAAGACGTTTTACATTATTAATGAGGTAATTATGAGTGGAAAAGAAGCACAAGCAGAATTAGATTTGGACTTAGGAGAAGAAGAGGGTCCTGACGTTGAGGTTACGGTCGATAAACCAGCGGAGACAGCTGATGTAGAGGTTGATGCCAATGAAACTAATGAAACTGAAGATGAATTTAAGAAAAGTGAGAACCAAACTCAAAAAAGGATTAACCGCCTTACGAAAAAAATGCGTGAGGCTGAAAAAAATGCTGATGAAGCGCTTCGCTTTGCAAGGCAAAAAGAACAAGAAAACCAACAGTTAGCTCAAAAACTAAATCAAATGGACACCAGTTACGTTGACCAGTACTCTAGTCGCGTAGAATCAGACATGGCTCAAACAGAAGCAGCACTTAGAAATGCTATGGAAATTGGTGACACAGAGGCAGCTGTAGCTGCTCAAAGAAAAATGACACAACTAGCTGTAGAGGCTGACAGAGCAGCTCAGGCTAAGTCTGCTAATGAAAAAAGACAAAAGCAGGCTCCAGCACCGTCTATGGCCCAGCAAACAGCACCTCAAGCACCAGCAAGGCCTGATCCAAAGGCAGAAAGCTGGGCTCAACGGAATGACTGGTTTGGCGAAGATAGCGCTATGACTTATGCAGCTTTTGGTATTCATAAAGAACTTGTCGAACAAGAGGGGATTGACCCAAAGAGCGATGAGTACTATGATAGTTTAGATAGACGAATGAAGGAAGAATTTCCTCACAAGTTTAAGGAAGGATCTCAGAGTAAACGACCCGCCCAGACGGTTGCTTCTGTTAACAGATCCTCTGGTAACTCTGGGCGCAGTAGTGGGACTAAGGTTAGACTAACTCAAAGACAAGTAGCTATGGCGAAAAAACTGGGAGTAAGTCTAGAACAATACGCAAAATACGTTAAGGAGTAAAATTATGGAAAAGCAAGACGATATGTTTGAAGGTTCTATTAAGAGGACTCCTCGCGCAACACAGACAAGGGAGAAGGCGGCAGCGCGTAAGCCGTGGGCTCCACCATCCATGCTGGATGCACCACCCGCACCAGATGGTTTCAAACATAGATGGGTAAGAGCAGAAACTCGTGGCTTTAACGATACAAAGAATGTTTCCGCAAAGCTTAGAGAAGGTTGGGAACTCGTTAGAGCAGATGAATATCCAGATTTTGAAGCCCCAGTAGTAGATTCGGGTAAGTATGAAGGTGTTTTCGGAGTAGGTGGGTTAGTTTTAGCTCGCATGCCTGAAGAAACTATAGCAGAAAGAACTGCATACTTTAATCAAAGGAAAGCAGATCAGATGCAAGCAGTGGATCAGGATATGATGAGAGAAAACGCACATTCAACCATGACGATCAATAGACCTGATCGTCAATCTCGTGTAACCTTTGGCGGTCCTAAAAAAGAATAGGATGGCCCCCATTATTGGAGTAAAGTAAAATGGCAAATAATTTAACTGCTGGTTTTGGTCTTCGTCCGATAGGTAAGGTAGGTGGTAATCCATTTAACAATGCCACTACACAGTATGAGATTGCAAACAACTATACAACAGCCATATACAATGGCGGGATTGTTATTCCGTTAGCTGGTGGAACCATTGCTTGTACAGATCAAGCGGTGTCCCCATTAGGAGTATTAGGTGGTGTAGAATTTGTAGACTCTACAACTGGAAAAACTACCTTTAAAAACTATTGGCCTGGATCAAACAACGTGAGTGTGGACACAAATTTTCCTGTGAAAGCATTCGTATTTGACGATCCTATGCAACTTTTTGTTGTGGTAGCAGATGGCACTAACACAGATAGAGCAACGGCTCTTGCTGATACTTTTGCTAACTGTGACATGGCAAGTGTAAATAATGGTAGCACTATAACAGGTAAATCTAGTGACTTGTTAGACATTAGTTCAGCTGCTACTACTAATACATTAGATGTGAGGATTGTTGGTCTTTACGAGGATGAAGCTAATGAAGACTATTCTGCATTAGGTCATCAGTATATCGTAAGATTAAATGGTCACTATAATCTTAACACAAGTGCGGCGGTTGGTACCTTCGCTACAACAGGCATATAGGAAGGGGTTAGAAAATGGCTATCTCAAGAGCACAATTAGCTAAAGAGCTAGAACCTGGACTTAACGCGCTGTTTGGTCTAGAGTACGATCGATATGAAAATGAGCACGCAGAAATATTTGATGAGGAATCATCAGATAGAGCGTTTGAAGAAGAAGTGATGTTAGCAGGCTTTTCAACTGCACCGTCTAAGTCAGAGGGTGGAACAATTAGCTTTGATGACGCACAAGAAACCTTCACTGCAAGATACACACATGAGACTATTGCATTAGCTTTCTCAATTACAGAAGAAGCTATTGAAGATAATCTTTATGACAGACTTGCAGGCCGTTACACAAAAGCGTTAGCAAGATCAATGGCACAGACAAAGCAAATTAAAGCTGCAGCTGTGTTAAACAACGCTTTTACTGCAGGAGCAACTGCAGGTGGTGACGGAGCTGCGTTGCTAAGTAGTTCGCATCCAACAATTAGCGGTAATCAAAGTAACATTTTGTCTACAGCGGCAGACTTGAACGAGACTTCGCTAGAGCAAGCTTTGATTGATATTGCAGGCTTTCAAGATGAAAGAGGCTTGAAAATTGCTGTTAGAGGCACAAAGTTGATAATTCCAAAAGAATTACAATTTATTGCTGAAAGAGTATTAAACAGTAATTTAAGAGTAGGAACTGCAGATAATGATGCAAACGCTATTAAGAACATGGGAATGATACCTGAAGGTGCCGTTGTTAACCATTTCTTAACAGACACCGATGCATTCTTTATCAAGACAGATGCTCCTAACGGTCTAAAATATTTTAACCGTGCAGCTATT